ATGAGCAGGGCAATTCATAGACTTAGCGACACTCTTTTACGAAAATTAAGCGGATCACCAACCACAAAAAACACCTTTTTTAATGATGGTGGCAACCTTAGCGTAAGGCATTCAACCAATGGCCTGTTAACCTGGTATTTCACTTACAGGGCCGGAACTGGTAGGCAGATATCACCGGAACGTCTGAGGCTGGGCAATTATCCCGATCTGAGCCTGAAAGCTGCTAGGGAAAAAGCGGCACAGTGTCGCGCCTGGCTGGCTGAGGGTAAAAATCCGCGCTATGAACTTAATCATGCTGTACAGGACGCGTTAGCCCCCGTGACGGTTAAGGAAGCGCTCACTTACTGGCTTGAATCGTACGCAAAGGAAAAGCGCACTGACTACGAATCACTGAAAAGCCGGATCAATAAACACATAATTAGCCAGATTGGCGCTATGCCACTGGAAAAATGCGAGCTACGGCACTGGTTGGCCTGTTTTGACCAGATGGCAAAGCGAAGCCCAGTATCTGCCGGATTTTTGCTACAGGTATGTAAACAGGCGCTTAAGTACTGCCGAAAACGACGATACGCAATCAGCAACGTTCTTGATGATATGGTTGTCGGTGATGTGGGGAAAAAAGCAGAAATAAGTGAGCGTGTACTGACAAACAAAGAGCTTGGAGAACTACTCCGAGCACTGGATGAAAAAATCTTCCCGCAGTACTACAGCTCCTTAATTCGTCTCCTGATTGTCTTTGGATGTCGCACCACTGAGATACGACGTTCTTGCGTGCAGGAGTGGAACTTCGAAGAAATGCTCTGGATCGTACCGAAGGAACACAGCAAAACGAAGGTGGCCATATTCAGGCCAATACCAGAGGGGATTTTACCGTTCGTCACGCAACTGGTGGAGCAGAACAGACACACGGGCTTATTGCTTGGTGAACTGAAAGGACAATCTTCGGTAGCAGAGTACGGAAGAACAGCGCACAGACGAATTAATCAAGCACCCTGGACGTTACACGATATCCGGCACACATTTACAACCATGCTGAACGATTTAGGCGTGGATCCGCATATTGTCGAGCAGCTTACAGCCCACCAGATGCCAGGGATGCAACGAGTCTATAACCACTCCCGCTATCTTGATGCAAAACGTGATGCTCTTAATCTATGGGTAGACCGTCTCGAGCTTCTCCAGAACAATGATGAAAAAATCGTTGTTATGACCCCGCGAATTTACACCCAAAATTCTTGACAAATTACGGCTGTTTTTTCTTTAAGAGATTACAGCCGTGAATAAATCGTAGAATATCGAAAATATCTGCAAATATCTTCACTTTATATGTGTCAACCATCGAAAAAATTGAAATGTCTTCTTCTGAGTTCTTATTCTCTGTTTCTTGATTATTCCAACATCTGATGGTTTATCTATTTGTTTTTAATGAGATGATTTAAGTGTCATGCCAAATTACGACATTTTTTGTTGCGTCGCTTAAAAACTCGTGACACGATTTTATGAACAGCAGCAAACTCTAGCGAACTTTGACGAACATAAAGTTCAGAAAGGTTACGTATTCAATTTTAGAGGTGAAAGAAGCTAAGAAGTATTCCTTCCCGTATATCCACAGCGAAACAAAAATTTCTATACGTAAATTTTATGTAGGGCTTTTTATGCGCGAAATAAATGAAGATCGTGTAATCCGTGAAAAAGAATGCAGAGAGCTAACAGGCGTTTGCCGTACAACTCGTTATGAGATGGAAAAACAAGGCCGCTTTCCCTCCCGTATCAGTCTTGGCGGTCGTTCGGTTGGCTGGGTTAAGTCTGAGGTTATGGAATGGGTTAAAAGCCGGGATCGTATTAATTCAGGTAAGGCAGCGTAGGGGGAGCATATGACACATAAAACAAAGGCGACCGGGGGCGGTCGCCAATGGGAAAACACTAAACATAAGCCCGAACATCATAGCGATTTGCTGGCTGGTGGGCAATGCTATCAGTCTGGCTCGATTCGCTGCCATGCCTGCAATGAGCGTATTTTCCTAGAATACTCTTTAAGGTACTTCTCAAGGACAAACGCACATGGTGCGAATCTCTCCGGTTCATGTTCGTTTACCGCATTTTTGCGTTGTTTTTTCTTGGATGAGGATAATTTCTTTAATGATTTGTCAGTCATCGTAGATACCTGTAACCCTGTGCGCCACAGTTCACCGCACCACGGCGCTGGTGATGGTTACTCCTGCTCTTTGGCCTTGCGACGCTGGCGGTATTCAACTTCTCGCTTTAATGCTGCTGTTACAAACTGCCCTGTACTTTCACCAGGCATTTTTACCGCCTCAACATTGTTCATAACTTCATGCGGAACCCTTGCCGCAACTGTTTGTGATTTTGCGTTTACTGCTTTTGTCGCCATGTTGTGTACCCCTTACAAAAAACAAATGCAGTATGCAGGAAAAAAAATAAGTGTTCAACACTTGACGTGTTTAACACCTAGGCTTAAATTGGTGTTCAACACCTTGTTGATGCAAGGTGCAGAAACGACGAAACCCGGCAGTGCGCTAACACTAACCGGGCTTCTAACCACCAACGATAGAAAGCGTATCGAGGTAGCTATGCTAAATCATACCACACACCCGCAAGGGCGGGACCCGCACAACCTGAATAAATACATCTGGCGTTTTATCGCCCTGAGTACGGCACAACCGCGCGTGATTACCATTGAGGCCAGCAGCGAACAGGAAGCACGCCAGCAATCCCCGGCTGGCTGCGTGATGGTATTCGCCGCCCGTATTCGTCAGGGGGTGTGCCATGCCTGATATGTCAAATTACCAGTACCTGATTAATCCGCATTTTAACTGTGAGCATGATATTGCTAAAAAGGTTTATTCCGCTGCGGATGGGGCTACTGACAATATATCAATGGCTGTTGCGTCAATTGGTAGCCTGATGTGGCATGCGTCAGAAAATAAGGAATATGACGAAAAGACCATGCGCATTGATATGGGTAATATCGGTTTGTTACTGGCAATGCTTGGACATTTTGATATTTCGTTACGGTGCACCATTGAAAATGCCACAGATGCATTAAATGCTATAAAGAAAGCGAATACTGATTCAAATCGGGGATAAATAATCATGAGAACGTATTTATCTGGCTTGACTGCCAGCGGTTATGCACATCCAAAAATTATCCCCGGCGCTATTTATCTGGATAAGAACGGTAACAGAGTAACGGTAAAAGAACTGATGTTTGACCGTGTTTATTTTATTCGTGATGGCTATTCATTTCATAGCTCGCTGAACGTGGAGATCTTTATTTGCAGATTCCGGCGGGAAATTCCGCCTTCCAGAAATAACCATGTGTCATGTATGGATGTTGATAAAAAACTACAGGAACTGAAAAACATGATTGCCGCGTGGAGAGAGCAGAAATGAAAAAAGCGCCAAATTTAAAACACCAGCCACGTGACAAAATGACGGAAGTCATCATTTTTGCGGGTAGTGATGCGTGGGCACATGCGAAGCAGTGGCAGGAACAGGACGGGCGACTGGCTGGCGATAACGTGCCACCTGTCTGGCTTGGAGAGCAACAACTTGCCGAACTGGACAACCTGCAAATTGTACCGGACGGACGCTATCGCGTGCGTCTCTATCAGGCTGGGTTATTGCGTCCGGGGCTTGTTAATACCATCGGGCAGAAACTGGCAGCGGCAGGTGTCAGGGATGCTGATTATTACTCTGAAGGAATGCACAGCCAGAAACGGGAGAACTGGCGCGAATATCTGGAACGTGAACGGGCAGAGCTGGCGGAAAAGAAAAAGGTAGTTGAACTGCCTGTAAAGAAAAAAGAGCGGGTAAAAGACGATAACGCTTCATCACTGGCGCTTAACCAGATGGGAGCAAGTCAACGCGGCGAAGTTCTCCTGGCACATTATGGCGGTGAACTGGCGATTCATGCTGACTCTGACACTGTTCACCATTACAACGGCGTTGTATGGGAGCCAGTACAGGATAAAGAATTACAGCGAGCTATGGCGCAGATTTTCATTGATGCAGAGATCAGCTATTCGCAGAACGCCATTAAATCGGCGGTCGATACCATGAAGTTAAGTTTGCCTGTAATGGGGAATACAGCCCGTAACCTGATTGGATTCAGTAACGGGATATTTGATACCAGAACAGGTAATTTTCGGGAGCATAACAAAAACGACTGGTTGTTAATTGCCAGTGAATTACCTTTCAGCCCACCAGCAGAGGGGGAAACGCTGGCAACACATGCGCCGAATTTCTGGAAGTGGTTACGCCGTTCGGTGGCTGAGAATGACCGCAAGGCGGATCGCGTACTGGCTGCATTATTCATGGTGCTGGCGAACCGGTACGACTGGCAGTTATTCATTGAGGTAACAGGTCCAGGGGGAAGTGGTAAAAGCGTGATGGCGGAGATTTGCACCATGCTGGCGGGTAAGGCTAATACAGTATCAGCAAGCATGAAGGCGCTGGAAGATGCAAGGGAACGTGCGTTAGTGGTTGGCTTTTCGCTGATTATCATGCCGGATATGACCCGCTACGCTGGTGATGGGGCAGGGATTAAGGCCATTACAGGCGGTGACAAGGTGGCAATTGACCCGAAACACAAAGCCCCCTACTCAACGCGTATTCCGGCAGTAGTGCTGGCGGTTAACAATAACGCCATGTCATTCAGTGACCGCAGCGGGGGGATCTCACGTCGTCGGGTGATATTCAATTTTTCGGAAGTTGTACCGGAGAACGAACGCGATCCAATGCTGGCGGAAAAAATAGAAGGTGAGCTGGCGGTAGTGATTCGCCATCTGCTTACACGGTTTGCTGACCAGGACGAAGCCAGACGCCTGTTATATGAGCAGCAGAAATCTGAAGAAGCACTGGCGATAAAGCGAGAGGGGGATTCGCTGGTGGACTTCTGCGGCTATCTCATGGCGTCGGTAATGTGTGATGGCCTGTTAGTGGGTAATGCTGAAATTGTGCCATTCAGCCCACGCAGGTATCTCTATCATGCCTATCTGGCTTATATGAGGGCACATGGGTTTGGTAAACCTGTAACACTGACGCGCTTCGGTAAAGATATGCCGGGGGCAATGGCGGAATATGGCAGGGAGTATATGAAACGGAAAACGAAGCACGGTTTGCGTTCAAATGTGACCCTGACAGAGGATTCAGAAGACTGGATGCCATCATGTGCATCGGTCACAAATGACGATGGAAAAAATTAAACTTATGGAATAACTGTTCACCACTGTTCACCCTGCAATAAATGTCTTTTATATCAGTATATTATAGGGTGAGCAGTTATTTATGAACTGTTCACCAAACTATTCACTGTTCACCTTTTTGATTCTTTATTGAGCTTTAAGGGTGAACAGTGGTGAACAGTTGGTGAATAGTTTTTGTGAAACTGTTCACCCCTTAACATTATGAATAAAAAGGGAAAATTGCAAAAGGTGAACAGGTGAAGGGTTGAAATGCAAAAATTTTATTTTATTGCTGTGAGGTAAAGCCTGTGACAACGAAGCACGCCAAAAAACCACAATCTCACGCCCTTGATTTGACAGAACACTGGCTGAGGGTGGCGATAAAAATCATCGACCGCAACGCCGGGGAAGGATACGCGAAAGCACATCCCGAACTGATAAGCGCATTCATGACCACGACGGCGGCAAACTTTGCCACGCTGACAGAACGGGAGATTGCCGAAGCGGAACAGGTAACAACCATCAACGTTAAAACCGGAGAGGTGGAATCATGACAGCACAGATAGCCGCTTACGGGCGGCTGGTGGACGACCCGCAGGTAAAACAGACCAGCAAGGGCACACCAATGACGCTGGCTCGTATGGCGGTATCGCTGCCATGCAGCCAGGCACAGGACGGACAGGCGACGTTATGGCTGTCGGTCATCGCATTTGGCAAGCAGGCCGACTACCTGGCTAAACATCAAAAAGGCGATGTTGCCAGCGTATCCGGCACGATACAGGTTAGCCAGTGGACCGGACAGAACGGGGAAACGCGGCAGGGTTATCAGGTTATCGCAGACAGTGTAATCAGTGCCAGTGCTGCCCGTCCTGGCGGGAGCCGACGCAAGACCACAAGCACACAGGGTAATCAGCCACCAGCTGGAGGCGATGACCCTTACGGTGATGATATTCCGTTCTGAGGGGGGGGGGCGATGGTACATGACCGCATAGCGGAGGAACTGGAGGCGAAAGGCTTTTACCGGAGGGCGGCGGCGCGATGGGGTGAAGTCATGCAGCTGGTGGAGACAGACAAGGAACGGCATCACATCACGATGCGACGGCTGGAATGTTCAAGGAAGGCACAGAGGGCACCGGAGCCGCCGGATAATTTCGGAGACCTGAAAAAGGCAGTCGATCGCACTTATGCCGAAATGGGTATGGATGGTGCTGGTGATGATATATGGCGCAATTACCAGTACAGCTAATCACACAGCCGGAGAAATCCGGCTTTTTTTGCACCAGTTGAAACGGTATGGCGCATTACCGGGTTTTCGTCACGGTCCGGCATAGTTACTATCTGAAACAAACAGACACAACAGAGGAAAAAACAATGCCGATGAAATTTGATGAGATATTAAAACAGCGTGATAAATACCATGCTGACAACATGGAGACGATGAACATCACTGATTACCGCGCATTCCTGGAAACGGGCGCGTTGATTGAAAAGGATCGGCATGGATTTGTCAGATGTGCGCTATCCGGTGAAATGCTGGCGGTAAATCCTGAACAGATAGATGCATTGATAGAATTTCTGAAAGAGATCAGAGACTGAGCCAGCACACAGCACACATAGCCGGAGCAATCCGGCTTTTTTGCCCCAAAAAAAGCCCGATAAGGTCAGAGGGTTCTTATCGGGCTTTTGCATATGAGGCTTTTTGGTGCACTGACACACATGATTGGGATAATAATTTCATAATTTGCAACACAACTCAATACCATTGCACAAAATGCAATCATGATTATAATCATAACTGGATGAACATCCAGTTATGATTTTTTAAGTCGAAGAGGAATTTCTTACTATGGCTGAAGAGAAAAAAGGCGGTGTTTCGGTGTACATAAGCCCCGACATCGTGAAGGCGCTCAAGGAACGCCACCAGCAGAACGTAAAAGCAGGCATTGAGGCAGGACTTGATCCGCTGGCAATGGTTGAGCCGTCAACAGGCTGGCAGGTCCGCGCCTATTTACGCGCGGCGCTGGGCATGAATCAGACGCATGGAGGTGAATAATGGCAGGCAAAGCAACGGCACTTAACACTAACCAGCTTTTCGCGTACCTGAATCGCGGGGATATTGCGGAATTTAAATTCAGTCCGCTGTTTACCACGCTGTTTTTCCCGAACGTGGCGACATTCAACACCCAAAACATCATGCTGGACACCCTGGACATTGAAGAGGTTACGATGTCGGCGTTTTGTTCGCCTATGGTGGGTAGTCAGGTCCAGCGCGATAAAGGGTACGAAACCAGCACGATTAAACCTGGATACATGAAGCCGAAGCACGAAATCGATCCAACGAAAACCATCATGCGTATGGCTGCAGAAGATCCGGCACAGCTTAATGACCCAACCTATCGCCGTATGCGCCTGATTACTGGCAACATGCGCCGCCAGATAAACGCGATTAAAGCGCGCGTGGAATGGCTGGCGGTGAATGCGGTAACGACCGGAAAAAACATCATTGAGGGCGAGGGCATAGAACGCTATGAAATCGACTGGAAGATACCGGAAAAAAACATCATAGAGCAGGCCAAAGGCCGTAAATGGTCCGAGCAGGACAAAGAAACCCACGATCCAATTTATGATATCGAGCTTTATGCGGATCAAGCAGGTTGCCCCGCCAACGTCATGATCATGGGCGCTGAGGTATGGCGAACATTACGCAGCTTTAAAAAATTCCGCGAACTGTACGATCTTTCCCGTGGTTCAGAGTCCGCCGCAGAGCTGGCCTGTAAAAACCTGGGCGAAGTGGTGAGCTTTAAAGGATATCTGGGCGATATTGCCCTTATCGTCTATTCCGGCAAATACACTGACAGCGACGGCACCGAAAAATATTTCCTTGAGCCTGATTTGCTGGTCCTGGGCAACACCAACAATAAAGGGCTGGTGGCCTATGGTGCGATTATGGATCAGGAAGCGGTCAGAACGGGCGCAACGCAAAACATGTTTTACCCGAAAAACTGGATTGAGGACGGCGATCCGGCGATTGAGTACGTGCAGACGCACAGCGCACCGCAGCCTGTTCCGGCAGATATTCGCAAATTTGTTACCGTCAAAATTGGTTAACGGGGGATTCTATGGACACTCCATACATTGAGTTATTTGCAGGCAGTCAGCAGGTCGCCACGACGCTGGTACATTTTGCCGCTGATGCTGGCGTTATTCAGGAATTTACCCCGCTGATGCTGGCGGACAATGGCGAATTTAAGCCGTGGGATGGTCAGGAATCTGGCAAGGCTGTTTATCTGACGGCGTATCCCGTGGACACGTCAACGCAGAAATCAGCACAGTGTTACAAGACGGGGATATTCAATATTGCCGCCGTTAACTGGCCTGAGAGCGTCGACACCGACGCGAAAAAATGTGCCGCCTTTGCGGGTTCTGGTGTATCCGTTCAGCCGCTGGCGCGATAAGCAGGGGGAACGATGGCAACGAATGAAAGTATCATGGCGCTACCGCTGGCGAGTAAATTTAAAGCCGAAGCGCGGGCAATGGCTGACAGATGTCTATCAACCTACGAAGCTATATATCAACTTAACAAACTGGAAGAACAGGACAAGCCGCGCGCTGATGCGATTATGTCGCTTCATGAATCTGACGACTATCAGCCGCTGTTACGTGCAATGGCAAACGTGCCTTGTATTGATGTTGATACGGCTAAAAACATCCTGAACATGACCATAGAGCAGGAACGCCCGAAGGTTGCACCAGAGCTTACCGCAGCCTTTGAAAACTTTATGGACATGCACAGCCCACAAGCCGTATCAGCTGGCATGGCATACGATGGCAGAAACCCGGGCGATGACGGCGACATCGATCGCATACTGAAAACCATCTGAGAAAAGGCCGGAGAAATCCGGCTTTTTTGCGGGTCCTTTCCGGCATATGGACCTGTTACGGGGCGGCGACCTCGCGGTTTTTCGCTATTTATGAGCTTTTTCAGGGTGGTGGTGGTGGTTTTGTTGTTTGCTCTATCTCCATGAATAAAAAGGGAAAGATAACACCAACACACCAACCTGAAACCTTGACCAAGTTGGGATATTGATGAAATCGCACCTGATGAACAAAAAAACCATGGCGCAAAGCTGCCGGGTAAGTGCTACAGCATTCGACAAGTGGGGAGTGACTCCCGTTGAGCGTAAAGGCCGTGAGGCGTTTTATGATGTTGCCAGCGTGATAGACAATAGGGTTAACAATGCAATTAACCAGCTTACAAACGACAAAGGAGAGATTGATAATGATGAGCTTTTGCGAGTCAGGATCAGATTGCTGACAGCGCAGGCGGAGGCGCAGGAGCTTAAAAACGAGAGCGAACGCGGCGATGTGATTAGTACGGAATTTTGTATATATGCGCTTTCAAAACTGGCGAGTCAGATTTCTTCAATCATGGGCAGCCTGCCGCTTACTATGCAAAGGAGCTTCCCACAGATGACCCCCGCCATGCTGGATGGCCTGAAAAAAGAAGTTGTCAGAGCCTGTAACGCATGCACAAAACTTGATGAAAACATCCCGCGAATGCTGTCCGATTATCTGATGGAAACTACCGGAAATGTGCCTGATAAGTTTCAGCCGGATAAAGACAAGTAACGTAGTGCACAATGACCGAAGCCAGTTTACTGACTGGCTTTCAGCGTTGCGCTGGTGGGCGTTATGCGTCAGTGATGAACAAAAAACAATCGAAATCGACACCGAAAAATAAAACATCAAGTCATATCAATATATTGCATTGGTGGTGATGACGAATAAAAATGCAAAAACTAGCCTTTTTCCGCGATGCTCCCGCCCCGTGGCAGGGCACCCCACAAGGAGGACCCGCCATCACTATGGAGGCCATGACC